TGTAAGCAGCTACCTTTTCTTTGTTTTCCTCCCGGTACTTCTTCTGAGCGGCTCTATGTGATTCCGAAGTGTTATATTTCTTCGCCCCAGAAATTAACTCTAGCTCCTTTCCTTCCTGATAATCTTCGAACCTCATTTCATCATTGATGCAGTCCTCATACGGGCAGTGAAAGCAATCATAGTCACATACTGGTTTCATTTTTCACCGACACCACCTCTAGACCTGATCTGCGCCGCTGCGTAATAGCGGTTTTTCCAGTCACGCTTGTCTTGTTGTAATGTTTTGATTTCTTCCAGCGCAATTCCCAGAAAAAGAACTAACACCCCGATTACCACCAGCAGCGTAATGATGAGCTTGTCCATCTTTTTTCCTCCTCTCCATGCGACGCTTGTATGTACATTGCGGGCAAAGATAGCCGTGTCTGGTATCCTGCCCCCTGGCGATGTTCCAGATCCTACCGCAGTCGCCGCAAACTACATATCTGTATCCGTCTCGCATAATTCATCACCAAGTGTGTCTGTCTGCAAAGGTGTAATATGGAATGGATCAGACACGTCATAGCCCTCATATTTTTCCAGAAAAGCAATTAAGGTTTCTCTGCGGCATTTCATCTGACCAAGTTTCATAAATGGCAGCAAGCCAGCTTTGTTTAGGGAATAAACCCTTTTAGGATTGCACCGGAGTATTTTGGCTACCTCCGGCACCGTGTATAACAGTTGTTCTTTCATCCGCTTTACCTCCTTCTTGAACTATTTCAGTTGGTTTTTCTGCTTTTACTAAGCCATACAACTGATTAAATTTTTCTTGTAACATTTCATGAACTTCTCCAGCTTCTCTTTCAATGATATTAGTGGTGGTTTTATAAACATGGCTATTACTAGCGAAACATGATCCTTCTACAAAAGAATCGTATTGTAATAGTGTAATCGCATGTAATTCTTCCGCTTTATTCACCACTTCTTCTAAATCTAGGATTGCGGCGATTATTTTTTTTCGTCCATTTTGTCTTTTACCTCACTTTACCATTCCACAATTTGCAAAGTTCCATTATTCAGGCAATGAATAGACCAATGTGTTGCTGATTCCTCCGGTTTTCCGCTTTCAAAAAATATAAATGATACTCCAATTTCTTCATCCTTTTCATTTACAATGGTTCCTGCAGAATGGAATTTCTTTCCTCTGACAAAGTCAACTACTGCTCTGATTGTTGCCTGTCTTTGTATTTTCTTTCTCATGTTTTGCCTCCTTATGCTTCTTCTATCTGCTGCTCCACAATGGGGAGATATCCAAGTCCTTTTAGGAATTCATAGAGAAACAGTCTCCCCTTCTGAGTCCAGTAGGTATGTGGTTTGGTATGCTGGATACCCTTTGCGTCAATGAAAGGCTCTTTCTTCGTGCTTGTATAACCTTTTTCAGCATATTTCTGATACAGCAGCCATACACCACGCTGTTTATACTGAACCTTGTTTTCAGATAAAATCTTATTTAACCACTTTGCACTCTTACCATAATCTTTCGCAATTTCCGTTACAGAAATCAAATCAGGACACTGCAGTACTAAATCATAATACGTTGCCTTTGGATTCAACTCTGCAATCTGTTGCTGCTGGACTGCATTTAGCATCTTGAGGGATTTGACTTCTTCCGTTCTGGCCTCAATAGTTTTTTGAGCCACCATCAGAGCCTTTGCCATCAATTCAGCATCTGTAAGTTGTTCCTGTCCTACGATATATCCACCTGTCTTTCTGATGGAAGGAAGTACCTCTGCTGTCACCCAGTGCTTAAATTTTTTGGCATTTGGCATCTTGCTTGAGAGGATAAGACTGTATAGACCAGATTCATTGATAAGCACAGGATTTTGCTCTCTTCCTATGGAGTCACGAATCGTTACCCCATCCATCTTGTCCTCTTCATCCACATGGTCGATGATAGCTTTACGTGGATTCGCATAGCCAAGAATCTCCGCTACATCTTTTCCCACAAAATATGGGGCATCGTTTATCATCAGTGTTCTCACAGAGCCAAACTCCACATTTTCAAAAATCTGTAATTCATTCATTTACTTTCCTCCTTGTTCGAAGCGTTAATACAATCTATAAGTTCGTTAATTGGAATCTTGGTTACGGAAGAAACTCGCAAAAGAATATCAGCTCTGGGAATAGATTTATTCCATCCTCTAATTGTGGCATTTCCAAGTCCACATTCAGATTCCAATCTTGAGATATTTGTGCCGTTTACCTTGCACCACTCTTCCAGACGTTTTAATAGCATCTACTTACCTCCTTTCTGTCAAATTGTTAGAGAAAAACCTATTGACTTTTTATAGATAATACTCTAAAATAAGAATTGTCTAGAAACTATTTTTTAGAGGCCATTCTATATTTAGGCTTTTCTCTAACTTTCTAAGCCAATTATATAGAGTATCCTCTATTTTGTCAAGAACATTTTTAGGTTTTACACTAAAAAAATGGAGGTTATTTTATGAATAGCGTAGAGCGGGTAAAAGCGATATGCAAAGAAAGGAAAATAGCAATAAGTAAATTAGAAAAAGAATTGGGATTTTCAAATGGTTATATCGGTCAATTAAAAAAGGGAGTCTTCCCAGAAGATAGACTTAGAAAAATTGCGAAATACCTGAATGTTTCTACTGAATATCTTGCTACCGGAGAAGAAACTCCTACTAACTCAATCGAAAATTTGGACGGTATATACCTTAGTTTGACAAGAGAAGCGCAACAAAATGGGATTGATCCTGAAGATATTAAGCTTGCTATTGAAACAATTAAATCAATAAAACGCTCAAGAGTTGGAACGGATACCAATAGGCCCACATCAACTCTCTGAAGAACATCCAGCCAATGAATCTGTTCATCTGTCAGATAGGGTCTAATGCTTGTCCCTTTCTGTAAACCGTGCTTTTCGCGAAACTGCTTTGCACTCATGCCAAGCACAATTCTATTGAGCATGTCACACTCATTGCTAAAGTGATATGGTTTCGGATTGTCGTGCAGAAGTTTTACGTTCTCAGTAAGCAGAGGGAATTCTTTTCTTGCGCTTACCAGAGTTCTGATAAATTGCTCCATCTGATTGAAACGTTTTATGTATTCTTCTTTGAATCGAGCCGCTTTCTTTCCTCTGTAACCCATAGCCAGAAAAACAAATCCGTCTCTAGTCATAACGAAACACTTCTGTTTCTTTCCCTGCTCGTTCTTGTAATAGGACTCCTCAAAGTTGAGGAGTCGGAACTCATCCGAACAATCCAACTGTTCGATATCTCTCAGGATATTGTCGTGTCTCTTTTCAAACGCTTTTGCTACAAATCTACTATCTAACCTTGCGGTATCCTTACTATCGCAAAACATACCGTGGTCATCGATTGGAATAATCCGTTTCATTTATTACCTCCATTCACCCGCCGACAGTTAAATACTTTGAACTTTGTTTGTAAAAAAATATATGGGAATATCTTTATCCCGCAGGCCCAATAGGCTTACCATTTTTACAATGTCGCTTTGAGAAAAATCGACTTTCCCATTGATTTTTAATGAAATCGTTCTTTCCGAATATCCCATTTCTTTAGCAAAATTAGACATTGTTCCATACACTTCGACAATTTTTCCTCTCAGTTTTCTATAATCTCTTTCCACTCTCGGTTTAGCTTTGGGTGTTACAGAGACATGGCTTATGGGATATGACGTCCCTATGAATAGAGATGATTCCTTTCTTGTTCCAAATGAATTGCTATCTCCTTCAAGGGTAAAGGCGTTAAGAATCAAGAACGGATTATCTCAGGAAGAGCTTGCTTCCAAGGTAAACATTCCTGTATCTCTTTATTCCGAATATGAAAACGGAACTTCTAACATCGAAGAAAAAAGCATCGCCGGTTTATACCAGAGTTATATTAGAGAGAGAAACGATGAAATACAGGAAATTTCAACAGGAGGAGAAAAGATGGAAAAAATCACTGCATTTTTGAAAGAAAAGCTGAACGCTGATGATTATTTTACCGCGGAAGAATTGCTGAATGAACTGGTAGCCGAAACCGAAGAAAAGGGCTTTACTGCCGGATGTAAATATACCAGCGGTCTTGCAAAAGAACTTTTCACAGAATAAAAAAGAATTGCCCCTGTTTTTACAGGGGCTTTCCTTTATGGTTCATTCCTTTTTTATCTTCTCCAATTTCTTACTACATAAACAATAACCGCTATGCAAAATACCGCTTTCAATCCCTTAAAACCTAAATATAACATTTCCATACTACCGCTCCTTTCTGTCATTTTATATATTGACAATGAGCAAACATTCCTATATTTTTATGGTAGGGGAGGTTTCCCTCCCCCATTCTCATATCAGCTTTCTGATAATTTCTATCAGAGCTTCTATGAGGTTTACCACCGCAGTAAGTAGGAGTATGGCGGCTAACCTTTTATCCTGCTTACTGCTTTTCTTTTGCTTGCTCATGTTCTCATCTCCTTTCTATAATTATATTATACTCATTTTTGAGTAAATGTCAATAGGTTTTATAACATTTATTGCTATTTTTTCTTCTTTATTTACATTTTATACCCATATATGTTATACTATCAAAAAGGAGGGGTTGTTATGGCAGCATCAAAAATTATAAAACAACTGATGATTGAAAGAAACATGAGTGTAAAGGAGCTTGCGGAAAAACTGGAAATTGCGCCACAATCCATGAGCAATAAATTATACCGAGATAGTTTTTCATTTGATGAAGTTCTGAAAATCACAAATATATTGGATTGTGATATTCAATTCATCACAAGAGATACCAAAAAAATTTTCCAATAAAAATAAGGGGCGGATATACCGCCCCGTTTTCTTTACTGTTTGGTCAGCACCGCAATACTGCCTTTGCTGGTCACCTCATACCCCAGCACATCCGCAATGTCCCGAATTTTGATATAGTTTGTCCCGTCCTTCAGGATACGGTCCACGATAAACTCTCTGCCATCAATGATCAATTTCGCCTGTTCCACCATTTCAGAATCCTCCTCTTTCACCGTGTAATCGATGTCTTTCAAAATCAGCCAATGAGTAAATCCAGCCTTGCTCAGTTTATTTCTTCGGCAACCATAAGCACTGCCATCCTCGGCAATATATTCCCCGTTGCCGATATAAATGCCGATATGTCCTTTCTGCCACACAGCTGCCCCGATCGGCGCCTTGCTGATTGTGGAAATAGGATGAACCTCCAACGCTGTGTCATGATATCCCTGAGAATTGCGAACAATACCCGTTGCCCAACTGATCAGACCGGAACAGTCACAACAGACCTTTCCAACCTTGTTTTTATCGCTGTCCCAGACCAAAGCACCATAGAGGGCTTTCAGCTCATTGTATTTCGCCAGTGTCATGACAGTACCCTTCATGCCGTACACATAAGGGGCGCCCAACTTTGACTTTGCAAACGCTACCAGCTCTGCCGCCGTTACTTTAGCCATCAATAGCCACCCCTTCTCTAATTTCCTGTACCAAAAAGCAATTTTCCACATAAGCCGCTACTTGTTCATTTTTTGCCAGCATTTCACGCATCTGTTCCAATGCTTCATCCACCCAACCAGAAAACGTATCAAAAGAAATCACTGCTGCCACTGCCGGAAACCGCTGAACAAACAAATCATAAACCTGACGCAGTTTCAGCTGTCCGGTACCGCTGCCCAGTTCTTTTTCCGCTTCGGTCACCGCATACAGCAGCCATTCCTTGATTTTGGCAATCTGTTCTTTGGTAGGCAATTTAAAAAAGTGATATAGCATAAATCCTGCTGCCGCCGCTACACCTACACCAGCAATGAGCAAGTACCAGTTTTCCACCAAAAATTTCACAACATCATTCATACTTCAGACCTCCTTATTCGTCCAAACTTCTTCCTGTTTTGCGTTGTTTGTTTCCCTGTCAAATCGCAGCTTCTCCGCCTCTTTCGTTTCTTTGAAAGATTTGATGCAATAGGTGATGACTGTACCAATGATGGCGGTCACCACCGTCATGGACAGATTTTCTGCGATTTCAACACGACCTAAAAAAGCCAGCAAATAGGATAACTGCAAGTCTATCATCGAGATTGCAAGAATCCATTTCACCAGCTTTTTGGTATATGTATTTCGTTTTCGTTTCATTGGCTGTACCACTTCCCGTCCAGATCATGAAGCCGCTGTTCATGGTTCTGCAGCATAGCATCCTGTGCCTTGTTATGCTCGTAGATTTCCTTATGTTCCTCCTTTTTCTGCTTGTCCATCTCATCCACCTTTCCAGTGACGAACACGATTTGATCTGTCAGCCGCGTCACCGCATTAGTCAGTGGGATGACAGTTTTTACTACAGTGATGATGAATCCAGCAAGAATCACAATTCCTGCCACAATATCCCAAGTCATATTCCTCACCCCTCAATCTGGAAGATGGCTGCCAGTTCGCTAGGCGGATTCAGCTGTTTTGTCATCGCTTGGATTGCTACATATACCTTCCCATTGGGGTCACGCTCTCTCATGCCAATTTTTACACCCATCCCGTAAACATAGGGATAAACACCGTCCGCATCCGGTTCTGGATATGGATTGTAGTTGTTTGTAGCCACATCTGGCGTATAGTGTGCGAATCTCTGAATTGGATTGATGCACTGATACGCAATCCCTGTTTTCGGATAGTAGGAAATATGGTACAGTTCTTCCAATCCGTCATCCTGCACCCATTCCGGATAGCCGTCCGCAAAAATGCCGATATCTGCAGGTGGATTTGCCTGTTCCTGTGTCGCACTTGCTCCCGTCTGCTTGATCTGCTTCACGTGTTCAATCAGTCTTTCAGCGTCTTCAATGTATCCCATAAAATCACCTCATTTCTATTTTGGCAAAATGCCCTGTGTCATTTCGTAGTAGGTCACCAGATCGGGATCATTTCCACCCGTTTCTTCCCTTTTCATGATATACTGCTTTTCATCCTCACTGATGGTTCCAGCAGTGACCATCTGGGAAAGCCGTTCCTCTGTGATTTCGCCTTTCTGGTATCTCTTTTTGTAGTAGTCCAGAAAATATTCCGCCCCTGATTTCATACGATCAGCCCCCTTTTCAAAAGTTCCTCCATGACCATGTCTGCCCCTTCCTGACGGATTTCGTCTTGGCTTTTACTTACGGCTTCATAGATTTTTTCGTTGATGGTTGGCTCTGTTTCCGGAATTGGTTCATATTCTACACGAATAGACTGCATATCCTCGTTGACATAAAACACATGCTGATAACCTTCTTTATATTCTATCTCAGGAATTTCACCTTCAATCCAAATAGTCGTTTCGTCCAATCTTGATTGTGCTTCCTGTTTACTTTGATATTTGTTGTACCAAATAACTCTTTTGGTGGTTTCATCATATTTAATCACCATAATTATTTTTCACCTCCACTTCGTCATAGTAGACTTCTAATTTATTGCAGTATATGTCTTTACAGCTATTGCTTCCAAACAAAGAAAAGCTATACCATCTTCCTTTTTCAACAGCAATAACACCTACATACTCAGTATAAGCATCTGATTTTGTTAAATGTGCAATACTCTGTGCAGTAATGCGGTAATCATTAAAAGTAGGACCACCATTATCATTAACTATATCACCTTTGGATGGTAAGCTGTTCTCGAATGCGGCATCTGAGGTAATACCCTTATTCACTGCACTGTGTAGATAGCCTAAATAAACTTCACCTGGGGAATCATCTCCGCTAATAGGATGTCCCTTACAACTCATTTTTAATTTAACAAAACCAGTATGGCTAAAGATAGCATAACCAATGAAGACATTATCATATCTGGTACCCTTTAACTCGGTATTCAAAACCGTAATTTTCAGATTATTTGATGGAACAAGCATTTTCTCTTTCGTATTTTGTTTAATATCATTTAGTCCACCAAACAGTGTTTCGTCTTCTGCTGTATCACTACTTATACCAATCTTCCCATCAATCCCCGTTACCTTCGTCAGCACCTCCGCCAACTTTTCCAGCAACACATTTTTCAGCTGTGCCAACCGTCCGAACAATGTAGGCTGTGTGTCGGCGTCACTTTCTGTGCCGATTTTGTTTTTGATTTCGTCTACCGTTGCCTGTTGAGCCACATCGGTCAAGGCTGTATTGATGTTATTGACCTCTGTCTGGGTATCGTTGACCTGTTTCATCAGATAATTATAACCATGTTTTTCTGTCAGCCCCACTTCTGTCCCATTCGGACTAATAGTCTGCCCTTGCGTCCAGTTTTCCGGCAAATCCGCTGGTAATTTCGGCATAGGTCATCCCTCCTTTACATCTACCTGAATTTTATGGGTGAAAATCGCCGGCTCTGTTACCGGCACATATACGGGAGAAGTCGTCAGCACGTTCCCGTCACTGTCCAGCAGCTCGATCTGCGTCACCAACGAGGTCTGTTCTGCTGTCACTGTATACTGCACCTGTGCCACATTTCCCACTGTTGTTCTATCCAGCGAAGAAATGACGATACTGCCATTGATTCTGGCACTGGTTACATTGGGCGGAATGGCTTTTGCCGTATCCTCCAAAAGTTCCTGTTGCACACTATAATTTGATGGCACCACGACCACCTCCTTATCTTCTGTCAATACAAAGGGCATCAAACCCAATCCCCACGAACCCAGACGGTACTGCCACACCAAAGCAGACAGTGCCACAGTTTCTCCTAGCGTGAGTTTATTTGCCACAAAAGGTTGATTGATGAATACGATATGTGCTGGTTTGATTCTCCCAACCGTATAAGAAACCTCCGTGGCATAAGACTGGTTTTCCGCACTGCTGAGGATGTACAGTGTGTAGTTTGGATAGTCCACATGGATTTCATATTTCCCCTTGCCGATGATCTGATCCAGTTTTTGATACAGAAACCCAAGGGTAAAAGGCGGCTGCATAGAAACACGATTCAGTACACGTTCTCTGCGAAAATCCAGTGTTTCTGTCTGGGGATTCGGCACAATACCAAAAATCTTTTCCCATGTGGAAACAGCCCCTTCATCCATGGTCTGAAAAAAGAAATTGTCTGCCACCGCATTGATGGCAGCGGTAAGGGCTTCCATCTGGGCGCTTTCTGTTTTGCAAATCTCCTGAAAATCCAGAATCCGCCGGAACCAAGGTGGCAGATACCGCAGTAAATCCGTATCAAGTTGCCACATTGAGGCTCACCATCCCTTCTTTTGGCACCTGCTGCACCATCCCAGTCTGGGTCAGTATCACATCCTGTGCCTGACCATTCATTTGCACATTGGTGGCATTGACCACACCCGGCACTTGAATGATGGCGGCAATGACCTGTGCCAGATATACATCCGCCTGATACTGCACGCCGCCGGGGACAGTAGGCGCCGCCCATCCCTTCCGCACCTGCAGCAGATAAGCGGCAATGGCATCTTCCACAGGCTTCTGTACCTGCCCGATCTCATAGCCAGCCGCCAGCGTCAAATTGGCAGTGACGTTGATGGTGACAGCTTCCGGCGCGACAATAGTCACTTTTGCACCGATGGGAGCCATACCAAGTCCCAACCCCTGATTCACAGGTGGGTCAACAGCGTTCTGCACCGTTTCCACCAGCAATTCAGACGCAGGCGCAAAATCCGCCCCAATGATGGAGCATTTCACCGTACCACCGCCGTTCCATGTGGGATAGACCTGTACACCGCCTACCCCTTCCAGCCCACCAATAAACTCTCGATAGGCTGCCACATTGCCGCCGAATGGCTTTTCGTTCAGGGCGTTGATGATACGTTGCCGGAAATCATCGTCCGTTTCCACATCATCCCCAGGAATCAAGATATCATCCATGACTGCAGATTCCAGCCCGGGAAGATACGTAATGGGCAGGATATTCCCCGTATAATCATTGCCGATAATGCCAACGGTTTCCGCTTTCAGCTGGAATTCATTGGGGTTATCTGTGGTGCCGCTGACGATAAAATTGATACTGTCTGCCCCATTGATAGTGGAAAATCTTGCTCCCAAAGGCACTGGCTGTGAAAATTTACCCAGACGGACAGCTGCCGATGCTGGGTATCGTGTCAAACCGGCAATGACCGCCAGAAGGTCTAATGACGCACCCTCTGCTGTTGGAATGTAAGCGGAAAGCTGCACCTGATCCAGTGCCAGATAAAAAGCTTCCAGCCCATAAGCCGCAGGACCGACAGCTGTCTGGATAAGGCTGCCTTCTCGCTTGTCATAGGAATTGGATACCTGCCCCAGCATGGTCTGCAATAGGTTTTGGTATGTTTTGCTGCTCAAATCAATCAAGCCGTTCCCTCCTTTCTGCATAAAAAAAGCACCCACAACTGTGAGTGCCTATCTTCGTTTTTATTTTGCTTGGTCTGTGGATTCCAAATGTTCCCATTCAGCGTCATTATCATAATGGTCTAACACCTGTACACCTGCTGGGTCAAATACACTTGCCTTGATGATAATAACCTCGTTATCTTTCACAACTGCACGATAGCTATAAGTGTACTTCAAATCTCCCGTAGCCGGTGTCGTAAAACTGCCGCTGCCGATATATTCCTGCAGGTCTTCTTCGTAGTATGCCAAATGGTCTGACATTGTGTAGGTACATTCCGCGCCAACACTGGTATTCAGGCTTTCCAAAAAGATTTTATCTACCTGTTCCACCTTTGAAGAACTGCCCATCATAGCCACACAGCTCACCAGCCCAACAATGACCACCAGAATCAATACAATCAAACAGCCTTTTGCAGGCGTTTTTCCCTTTGAAGCAATGGCTTCTTCCCTTGTCACTGTCTGCGTGGGTTTCTCCTTATCCAGCTTTGCCCCACAGCTCTGACAGAATTGGTCTGTTTCTCCTACTGCTTTTCCACATTTTTTGCAAAATTTACCCATAAACATTCCCCTTTCCATTTTTCTCCATCATATCACAAATTGCAACTATAAGAAACAAAATTTCACAAAATGTTTCTATTTATTGTAAATGTTGCAAATGGAAAACTTTTTGGGAATCATATTGTCATCCGCTGTGGAACAGGTCCATATACAGTCTGTACCGTAAATTCTACGGTCAAACTATCCCCATTCACCTGATAGGAAAAATCTGTGATTTCCGTCATACGCCTATCTGTACGGATGGCATCTTTCGCTCTCCGCTGAATCTCCAAAGCCACATATCCGGGATTTTGTCCAACCAGACCTTCCCATTCCATACCAAAGTTTGGGCTGTAAATCTGCCAAAGGAACCGCTCTACGGAAAAAAGTATCTCCACTGCCTGTTTCACAGCGGTGAACCCGTCAGCCATGCCAGAGATACGCCCTGTCACTGGATTGACATACCATGTGTACGAAGGCTGTTCCGTAAAGGTCACACCTTGGGAGATATTGATCACATTTTCTGGCAAAGTTGCCATTTCTCACACCTCCTGAAAAACTCTGGACAAAACCACATACTTCTGCCCATGCTGCACCCGCAGCATCAGCACCTTGTCCCCTAATTCCAGCCCTCGGTTTAACGTGATAAAGCCGTCATTGGGTAGCGCCTGCCCATTCTCATAGCAGGTGATACCCGTCAGCTCTGTGGAACACTCACCAGCAGGCATGATAGTGGCGTCTATGACAGTATGGTTGTGGGTGGTATCATGGCTATGTGCAAAAGTCGTTACTTTCTTTTCCACAACCGCAGCTGTCAAATAAAGTACCTGAGAACGCAAAGGCGCCGCCTGATTGTCTGTTGTAATTTCCAGCGGCTTCACCTTTGTGACCGTCCCCACCACCAGATCGGCGGGCTGCATGGCTTTACTATTTTCCTGTATGATTTGTTGCAGTACTTCTACTAACTCCACACAATCACCTCAAATCGCCAACGTATCAAAACTCATGGTATGTTTGTCATTTTCAAAGGTATGAGTGATTTTCTCAATCATGACATATTGGTCAAGATCAATGTCACCCAGCCCCTGTATTTTCATCAGAATCATCATCCCAGCCCGCAGCCCAAGCACTCCCAGAGATTCCACACTGAGGGTACGCAGACGGCGGTTATAATATGCCAGCATGGTCTCCGCCTGTTCTCGCATCTTTGCCGTATTGGTTTCCCCATCTACAGTCTGATAGAGCCGCAAAAGTCCCCATCGTGCAATGTTGGCAGAATCCTTGACTTCTACCACTTCCGCCTTGCCTGTTTCCTCATTTTCCCGCACCAGTTTGATGCTGTTGTATGTCTGCTTGTCGATGTCTGTCTCATACTTATAATTGGTTACCAAAGAGCGGTCACCCAGTACCACATTTGTTTTCATGTTTGCCGCTTCCCGCAGGCTCAGACCATTGCCATCATCAAACAGCACAAACACCTTTCCGGTGTTCAAAAGCGTCTGCTGGATGGCTTCCTCGATGATATCCAGACAGGACTGGTCGTCTTCCAGCAAGGAAGGAATGGGGTATCCCGTGTCCTCGATAGTACTGACCGGAAGCTGAAAGTCTGCAGCGATCTGCTGTAAAATCTGCCCTGCCGTCTGCCCATAAAAGTGGTAAGAGGCATTGGCTTTCAAATACCGCATGCTGTCGTAACAGGTCACTTCAATGATGCCCCATCTGTCTTTGCTCTTATGAAATACCCAGCCCAAGAAAACCACCTGCCCATCCACAGAAAACCGTACCACATCCCCCTCCACAAAGGAGATGCCGCCAGCTTTGATGAGCGTAAAGGTAAATTTTCCCGGGCTTCCTGTGCGGTTAGTGGTATAGCTCGCGGTGGACACACAAGGGGCAGCGTCCCAGAGCCTTCCTGTCCGCTTTTCCGTGATCAAAAGTTCTGTTTTCACTGTGTATCTACCCCCTGTAAGTCTCCTTTTTTGCACCAGCCCAAAGCACCGCCGGATTCTGATTTCACATGGACGGGATATGGTCTGTCATTGTCATCATTGATGATACGGGACACCACCACCCGTCTGCCGTTTCCGCTTCCGGAAGGCTTGTCACCATAACTGGAATAAAAATATTTTCCGTTTAAGGTTGCTGTTATACCCACATATAGTTGTCCTTTTGGGATACTTCGGGTCTGCTCTGTGGTAGCTGTTGCAGGCTTTTCTGCCGTTGCTTCTGTCTGGATCTGAACGGTAAGAGGACTATAATCTCTGTACTCAGTCAATTCCAGTGTATAGTAGAAGTCCCCTGTTTCACCGCCTCGTTCTTCTGTCTGGAAACCAGTCACCAATACATGGATGCCCGGGTCATTGACAAAATAAGGGGTGCCGTCCTCATAATACCTGGTAGGCGTATAGATCAGCACCTCTTTGTTTGCCATAGCGCTCCGGAAGAAATTGATGTAAAACTCCGGCGGTCGGAAATCACCGCTGGTCAAAGTCATACGGTCAATCCGACCGGGGAAATAGCTTTCGATGGTTACTTTCTTTAGGTTTGGGATTCTCGGTACCATAATGGGACCGATGCCCAACACATTGTATTCCTCGTTTGCGCTGTCCTGCGAAACAGGAAGTTTTTCAGGATTGACAGGAAGTCTGATTATATCTATGGTACCTGCACTTGGTTTTTGAAAAAACAAAGCAAAATCATTTCTTGCTGCCACTTTCACACCTCCTATACCCTTGCCGTAGACTTCGCACTGCCGGCTGCCCGCTGTTCCTGCAGGATAATTGCCAACGCATCTGCCAGAGATTTCCTGTCAGCTTCTGTGTTGCCGGTATTGGCACCATTTACTGTGATAACAGGCGTCTGCGCCGTCAAATTGATTTTATTGACATATCTTTGGGTAGCCATATCCACCATGAGTTTGATATCTTCTTTGGACATATCCACTGGTTTTTTGATACTGCCCACATCTTTCCCAATGCCGTCCAGTTTATCATTGATATCGCCCAGAGAAGCACCGCCGGCGGAAAAATTACCAGGATCAGCACCAACGCCACCACCAAAAATATTGGAAAAGAAGTTGGAGCCTTTATCGTGGCCGGAAGAAAATGCACTGCCATAGTCCTTATATTCCATAGGGGAGAAGTATTCTTTCCAGCCGGAAGACTCTTTGACTGCGGCTGACTTTGCCCCCAGATTATTGATCCACGATTCCACACCACTGGTCAGGTCTACGGTCACACCGGGTATTTTATTGACCAGTCCTTCGATACCATTGGCGATATTCAACAAATAGCCCAAGACTGTTTGTGCCAGATCATAAAAAAGCACTTTCACCGCAGCCACAGGATTATTGAACACATTGCCAATGAAATTTGCAAATACCGCAAAGCCGTTATACATGAACGCCACAGTGTTATAAACATGGGCGCCCAGCATCGACATCACACCGGCAATGATGCCTGTTGCAGAAACGGACGCACCTGTAAAATGGTTGTAGGCAGCTACAACTGCATATAACGCGCCCACGATGAGCGCCAGCCCCATCAATATCCATGTCAACGGACAAGCAAACAGCGCGCTGTTGTATGTCATCTGTGCTACGGCTGCCGCATTCGTACTGCCCCTTAATACACCAAAGCCAACCGATAGTAGCGTTACGGCTCCATGGTAGATTCCTGTGGCTGCCGCAGCTATTTTCGTCCAGTTTGCTGCTACTTGGAACACCGCAAACGCGCCCCCCACCCCCAGAACCAACGGAGCAATGATTCCCAGATTGTTCGCAACCCAAGAGAGAGCTGTCAAAACAGGCGTTAAGGCTTTCGTCGCATAGTTTCCAAATATCGTCCAAACCTGCCCCCAAGTCATAGGCATTTCTTCAAACTTTGCATTGGTTTCTTCCGCTGCGGCAAACATGGCATTTTTTACGATATCTGCTGTGATAGCCCCTTCAGACGCCATCTCTCGCATCTGCCCAACATTCACCCCAAGATAATTGGCTATGGTTTGGGCAATCATAGTGGTTTGCTCTAAGATAGAGTTCAGTTCTTCCCCACGTAGTACACCGGATGCCATGGCTTGTGTCAGCTGCAGCATAGCAGCTTGCCCTTCCATGGTGCTGGTATCGGAAATCGCCATTTGTTTATTCAGCTGCTCCGCAAAGGCAACGATTTCCTGTGTGCTGCCAAAAGCATCACCGGCAAGCAACCCCAATTTGGATACCATCGCAGACATTTCTGTGTAAGAACCTCTGGCACGGTTGGCACTCTGGAAAATCATGCTGTTTAACTGTGCAGTGGTTTGCAGTCCATCATTGACCATATCTAGCCTTGCTGTAGTGGATATCAAGGTATCTGACATCTGCAGCAATCCCTTGACACTCTGCATCCCAATATATCCACCGACCAGCCTTTTGACAGATGTGGTCAAACGGTCTGCCAAACCAGTACCACTTTCCATGGACTGGTTATACTCTTTCTGTGCTTTGGCAGCGGCTTTTGCCTGTCGTTCCGCTTCCTTTTCCGCCGCAGCGGCGGCACGGATACTGGCTGTCTGTGCCTTTGCCTGAGCCGCAGCCAGCCTCTGTTCCGCTGTCTGTACCCGTAAAGCCGACTGATATACGCGCGCCTGCTGGGCTGCCATTTTGGCAGCCGCAGTGGTTTCTTTTGTGACAGCTCCACTTTGCTCCATCATTTTGATGTAAGCACCAAGCCCAGCAGAAAACTTGTCCTCAATGGCTAATACTTCTCTGATATTACCCATGACATTCCATCTCCTTTCTCTGCTGTTCTCTGTCGTGAATCTCCTTTGTCACAAATTCAGCGATCAGAATCCGTTCCGGATATGGAAGCTCTGCGTATTGGTGCGGCAGCATGCCGAAATTGACAAAGCAATAATATGCGATCATCGTTTCCGCATCGCCGCCGCCAATCAGTTTTTTGCTTCAGTTACTGTTGAGTCGTCAGCGGTAAAACCAGAAAGTTCACCGATTTTCTCAATCAAGAAGGAAAATTCACCAGAACGCAACATTTTGGGAACAACTTCTGTGGCATCCATAGTCCCATAGGCGTCACAAAGTTCTTTATCTGTGAAGTCAGGAAAAACCGTTGCCAGCACAGCCAGTTTTCTGCGGTAAGTGATCAGATCAAATTCTTTTACCATCTGACCGTCTGCCCCTCTTACCTTACGGAAACTCTGACGATTCAATGCATCATTTTCTTCCTGTGTCACAGATCTAATTCGGAAGGGAACCACTTTTCCTTCCTCGTCTTTGAAACGATCAGAGATAAATACTTCCTTTTCCTCATGTACAGGGACGGGGTTCAAAAATGCAAATAATTTACTCATTTATATTCCTTCCTTTCTCAACCGCCATAAGACGCAGGCTCGTTAAAGCTACGCAGCTTGGCTACTCTGGTATAGGTAAAGTTAAATTCATAATTCAGCATGGCTTCCTCACTATCCAAAATGGAAAGCGGGATGGAACCGGTCAGCTCACATCCATAGTAAGCAATGGACTGACTGCCCACACTGCTGGTTGGGTCGTCGTTAGTGATCTGCAAATCAAACTGCGGCATATTACCCGTATTGATATACTCCAGCACCATGTCCGTCCAAAGGCTGGTACCATAGTAGATATTACCTTTGCCTGTCTGTTTTGCGCCATTTGCCTTGTTCTGGATGGTTCTGGTTCCCACCACACGCATTTCCTTGCCTTGGATTTCTGCGTAAGTGGTGATATTCATCATGCCTGCCACTTCAATCTGTTTTCCATTTCTGGTGACAAAGACTTTTCCCTCGGCACCATTGACGGTATCTTTTGCCAGTAAATACATATCCACACCTCCTTACGCTACTGTGATTGTGATATACAGTTTTTCCGCTGCGTCCACAGGCTGAATCCGCAGGTTGATGACAACCGCGTCGATTTCATCCCCCGGCAGTACGTCCACGTCATCCGGCTCAAAATTCTGAATGGCATTGTTTGCCTGCATTTCCTGCAAGTATCCAACAATGACAGCCTTAAACAAATCCCGTCCTGTCGCATTATTATCTACCACACCGATGAAGCTCTCGGAAAACTGCATATACAGGTCATTGGCGATGGTATGCAGGGTACGGATCACACGGTTCTTCTGATATGGTTTGGAAATATCCGCTGTGAAGGTTGTCAGGCTGTTAATGTCAGAATCCACTTTCACAGCCCCGTTTTCCGCAAATACCACAAATTTCCCCGCCTGCAGAGCCGCAATGATCTGGTCATTGGTCATCGCCGGTGTCACAGATACGGCATCAAGATATTTGGCATAGGTCAAAGACTCGTTGTAATTCGCCCCTGCCTCTGTGCCGCCTACCCACCAGCAGAGCTGTTTGCCTGTCAGTGTAGTGCCATCTGCAAAGGAAATACCTGTAATGTCTGCGCATACATTGATAACGAAACGGCTGTCAGGAACATTCAAGCCATAAGCAACCAGCTGGGAATATCTGCCCTGTGTATCGGCAAGACGTTCCACAAAGTTGACCATTGCCGCCTGTACCGTGCTGTCATCGCCATCATAAATGAGAATGTCAAAGTCATAGGCTTCAATATTGGACAGGAATGTGGTATAAGCTGCTGTTTCCACAGTGCCATCTGCACCCGTTGCCAGTTTCACCCCTGCTGTTTCTGTCAATGCACCGCTGCCGCTGAATGTCACCCATCCATTGGCTTTTAGTTCTTCCACATTTTTTGCCGTCTGGGTATCCACCACAACACCATCCACAACGGTCTGCACATCAAAGCTACCTTCCGCGTCCGCCTGTTCTGTCACCACAATGGTGATATCGTTCCCTCTAACACCCGGATAAAGGGCTGTGGCTGTCATCTGCTCCTCTGTTACCGTTGCCTGCACGGCACTGCTTGCGGCAGGACGATACAGCAGCACTTTTGTAGCGCCGTCTGTCCGGTCACTGCCTTTGAAGATTTCCTGCAAAAACCGCGCCTGTGCCGTGTAAATGGGATAGCCACAGAAGGGTGTCGTATCTGCCCCTGCTGATACTTCCATGACCTTTCCAACAGGTCCCCAACTCATCGGCTCACAAATGGCAACCACACCACGGCTGCCAATGGACAGCCCCCTCTGGGACTCTGATGTAAAATTGATATAGACGCCCGGGCGTACCTTATCCTGTTTGGTCCATGTTCCACCTGCCATTATTTCTCACCTCCAAAAAAGGCATCCACCGCTTTCTGGGCTTCTGCCATGGTATAAGTTTCTTCTGTCAAAATCGCCCGCAGGAAATCCTGCTGCACATGAGAAAAGCGCTTGCTTTTCAGCAGCGCTTCCCGTTTGTACCGTTTTTCCTGGGACTTGTTTTCTTTTTTCATTCCACCACTTCCTCATTGTATCTTTCAATGGTACGCATTTTGATGGTTTCTTTCGGAATCCGCACACGCTCTTTGATTTCAAAACGATAGTGCAGTTCGTTCAGATCGATGTCCCATTCCCTGTCATAGGTGCGAATCTGTACCGGCTCTGTCTGGATGCCGTCTGTGTAGGGAAATGTTTCCATGTGCAAGTCCAAAATCTCCGCTGTCTTCTGGTATCTCCGCTGCAGATCGGGCAGGTTGTATTCTTCCAGACAGGTCAGGTCTAAGCCGATGGTACGCAAATAGTACCCGCCAGTTTCCAGCTTGATGTTGCTGTACCGTTGCTGTAGAAACATACAGGGTATTTTGGTGCCCTGCTGATTGGGGTCTTGGTAGAAAGAAAATTCAGGTAAAAATAGTTTCAGATAGTTCGACAAAGAATCGGCAACCGTTTCCACTGTATAATTCATTCCATCAGCCCCCTTATCTTTTTGTCCAATTCTGACAGCACCGTTTTTTCATAAGCCTGTTTTCCTTTATCCGCCATAAACTTACCTTTGACATACTTTGTTTTGGTACCAACGACCATGCCCTCATCCTTGTTTGGGTTATACTCCAGCAGACCGCTGTCTTCGTTGATGTATAACCCCGGAACAAAATGCTGATCCATGCGGTGTCCGTTATTCACATAAGAGGCATAGTTCAGATTGTTCCGCAGTTCTGTTTCCACTTTATTCTCCGTGATCTGCGGCTCTGTTTTGCTGTCGGTTGCCCAATGCTGTTTCAATTCCCCGCTGCGGGTATTTGTGCCACGAAAATCACCAGCTGTGGGTGGTGTGGCATCTGTTGCCGCCTCTATGGCACGCAGAGTAGCGTCCTTTGCCACCTCTGCCAGTACCCTTGGGACATCTTCCTGCGCTTTTTTCAGCTGTTGGATGCGCTGCTGTAAGCTGACTGTAAAACTCATAGCGTCACACCCTTTCCTGTTGCAGCAGATGGATTTCCTGATGGGCTAGTCCCCCCATTATGTTCCCCACCGGTTCTGGGTAATAGTTTGGGTCTGCTGCAAAGGCTCGGATATTTGCAAAATTCCTGCCGATTCTTGCGCCACGATGGATGATCAACTCATCACCGGGACGAATATCCACGTCCAAACCGCAAGCCAAACTATCCTCCTGATTGATATTTGCCGCGGTCTGCTGCATCTGAATGGCTTTCTTTCCAGAACGATATACCCGGCAAGGAACAGCTGTCAAAACCTGTTCTCTGCTGTTGGAAATCAGTGCCTTTGATTCATCCGGCACCACACGCCAAACATCTACTGTATCGGTATACCATGCGTCAAAATTCATTAACCACACCCCCTAAATAACAAGGGTTCCACCCATGCCCACCAGTCTTGCTTCTGTCGCCAGAATCTGACCATACTGGGTGGCGTTCAGGCTGCCCCAGTCCTCTGTGGCTTTGGTCAATGCAGAAGTGTCATAGGTCACGCTGGTATCTCCCAGTGTTTCCGATTTCACCACACCAACCAACGCTCCTGTGGCTGCCGCCTGTCCTGCTGTTTCACTGGCAGGAGCAAAGGTACGCAGATACAAAGTCGCATAATGGGCTACATACAGCCCAGCTGCATACCGCCAACCGTCTAGCCATTTATCCGGCTGGATAGATGTGTTCGCTCGGCTGATAAACTGATTCAGCATCGTTTCTGGCAGAAGGGATTCTCCATCAGCTGTAAAAAACTGCGGGAAGTCCTGCTGGAACATTTCCGCTGTATAATTGCCTACCGCATGCCCGATATTAGACGCAGCGGCTTTGATACCCAAAAACTGTGGTTTCATACAGAACATCCCGCATCACCTCATTTCTTCTTTCTCTCAGGTTTCTCTGTTTCTTCAGACTTTTCAGCAGCTTCCTGTTCTGCCTTTTCTGCTTCTGCGGCGGCTTTGGCTTTTTCTCTGGCTTCCTGTTCTGCCTTTTCTGCTTCTGCATCCGCCTGTTCCAGCGCGCTGTCCTTTGTGGTGGAAGAAACTGCAATCTTCCCGTCTTTCACCAGTTCTTTGAAGTATTTTGTTTTTGTCACCCAATCAGGCACAGAGCCGATGTAATCTTTGGGGATCGGATATGCCTGTCTGCCATCAGAGCTAGGGATGATGATGTTTCGTTTTGAAATGATAACTGTTGCCATCTTTCATACCTCCTTATTCGTCGCCGCCAATGCCGTCCCAATATGTCACGGTGTTAGGATACATCATTTTGATTTCGGAAATATTCGCCATATACGCGGTGTCATAGCACACATGCGCCACATTGGGCTGTGTCATGATTCTGTTCAGGGGAACCAGCTCATCCAGACCAATATAGCGTTCATGGTTCACATAAACGACCATTCTGTCTTTACCGCCGGTACCTGCACCCTTACACCATGCTGTTGCACCGATATACAGCTGACCTTTGTCTTCTTTGTTTACGATGTTGTTTTCCAGCAGATAGTCCAAAATACTTTTGGTTGCCAGTTCAGAAACCTTGGTATTCACCAGATACAGATACTGTTCATAAGGTACCAAAATGTGGTTGGGAATAGCTGCGCTGTCATAACCAGCCGCCGCCCAAGTGGCAGAAATGGCAGTATTGATGTCCAGCAGGATTTCGTCAGGTGTTTTGTCCTTCCAGTTGGTTGTGCCTTTCGCACCATCTGCCACAGTGGTTTCTGTCACGTCAGGATGATTTACCAGACCGTATGTACCATACTGCGCAAAACCAGCATAGACGTTCTCGTCCATATGTTTGTCATAGCTCAGGCGGACACCCTCCTGAAGCAGCTGATCCAGACTTCTGCCAATGTAGCTAGATTTCTGCATATCCACAAACATGATACGCAGTGCCACAGAATATACATGCGCCTTAAACAGCCCTTTGTCCAGAGAAGCCTGTACAATAGGAATACCGTTTGCGCCACCCGCTGTGATAGGGCTGTCACCACTACCACCTGTTACACCATATTGCACAGACAAGGCAGAGGCAAAATCTACCCAACCGCCGCCTGTTTCGATAGGTACATCTCTAGGATATGTCACACTGGTCAGAGGCTGCCGGATGATTGGATCTCTTTTTTCCAGTTCAGAAGTCAAAAACGCATTGCCGGAAGCAATCCCTGCTGCGTCCATTACAGGCATACCCACTGGCTGTGTCTGTTTGGGAGTAATGATACCACCGTCAAAGACACCCATATTGTTATAACTCATATCGTTCCCTCCTTACGCATTGTTCATAGTCAGGATGCGCAGTTCTGCAATACCATTGGCATCTGCAGGACCTGCCCACTGACAGTTGGTCAATTCTACTACTTTGCCGCTGTCGTCTTCTGCCTCGAATCCACCAACCTTAGCAGTAGAGAAGCTGCCATTTTCTGTTGTACGGACATAAACTTTACCGCCCAGCTTTGCAGTACCTCTCTGGCAGAAAACATTGATGCTGCCTCTCTGGAATACAGGTACCGCTTCTGCGGGTGCGTATTCACCCTGCCCCTGATTCAGATAGTTCAGAGAGCTTTTCACCTCTCTGGCAGCAATGCCCACAAACTTATCCGCTGTGGAAGACGCCCCCATCTGTACCACTGTCACACCGTCAGCGGCATATTCCAGTGGTGCGCCGAAAGGAATATTTGTGCTTCCTCCTGCGGGTCTTGTGTTGATAATCATATCAGGCTGTCTGGCATAAGAACCAGCCTGACCATTCGGCATACCAGTGCCGATTACCTGTGTATTCAGTCCCATATCTTTCACACTCCTTTTTTAATTCTGTAAATAACCAGCTGCTCGCAATTTTTCCAGAAGACCGTTAAAATCCTCCTGAGTAGGTGCCGCAGCAATATTGGCAATAGCAGGCATCTGCTTTACTCCTCCCAAAGCCTCTGGTGTGGCAGCCGGAAGGGTATAAGAAGGTCCTGCCGGTCCTTGTGGACCTGCTGGTCCGGGTTCACCCTGAGGACCTTGTGCCCCAGTTTCCCCTTTTTCACCCGCTGGTCCCTGTGGACCCGTTTCTCCTTTTGGTCCGGCTGGTCCCATAGGACCTTGTGGTCCTGCTGCGCCTTCTGTTGGTCCGATATATGCGATTCTTAATTCAGCAATGCCGTTTTCATCGGCAGAACCATTCCACTGGGCATTCACCAGCTGGATAGTATTTTCCCCATCTTCTGTAGCTTCCAGACCGCCAACCATAGCATCTGCAAATAACGGATTTTCTGCCACTCTGACATATACTTTGCCATCAATGACAGGGGTTCCCCTTTGGCACAGCACATTGATGCTCCCACGCTGGAATACAGACACAGCGTCTTCCAGGAAATAAGCTCCTGTACTCTGTGCCAGATAGTCTACTGCAGTTTTGACTTCGCGCCCAGCAATCCCAATGAACTGATTGGCTGTGTCCCCTGCTCCCATTGGCAAGACTGCACCATTCTCTCCACGTTTTAGCGCTGTACCAAACAGGATTGGCGTTTCTCCGCCCAAAGGCGCAGTATTGACGATCATATCAGGCTGTCTGGAAAAAGAACCAGCAAAACCATACTGCATGCTTTTTCCAATGGATTGTGTTTGTAAACCCATACGCTCACCGCCTTATTTGTTTAAGTGTGGATTGAATTTGGCATAAGCTTCCTTCTGCTCTGCGCAAATGGTACTCATGTCTTTACGCTGGCTGGATGCTTTCTTTGCGCTGTCCTGAGTAGCGGCAAGGATATCTGCCCCCATATTGCCGGAACGGATGGAAGACAGTACCGCATCTACGACACGGGCGCGTTCATCCTTATTTTCAATAGCTGCCACAGCCGGACGAATTTTTTTCAGAAGCTCTGCGGTGAAAGCATCACCGGCAGTACATTTTTTGTCTTCCATTTCTTCCGCAGAAATGGTAACTGCCTTTTCCGGCTCTGCTGCAGGTTCTTCCCCGATCAGACGGGCAATTTCCTTGTCAATGTCGGATTCATCGGACATTTTCTTTTTGTCCATCTGATTTTCCATGAAAGCCCCCATCATTTCGATGAGTTTATCCAGCTTTGCACCAAGATCGCCACCCTGCATACCATCTTCTGTTTCTTTGGGCTGTTCTTCCGTTTTCTTTTCCGGTTCAGCCGCAGGAGCTGGTGCCGCCTCTGCATCCAGTGCCGTTGCCGTTGTTTCTACCATTTTTTCCAGTTCTTCAGGATTGGCATCTTTTGCCGCGCTCCCAAAGAGCTTCAAAATCTCTGTTCTGAATTTACTCATGTGATTCACTCCTCTTTCTGGTTGTTTATCTTTGATGGCTACCTCATGCCCAGCACGCCCAGCCGGTACCACCGCCACATGGTTCCCTCTGATTTGTGTTTGTCGGTACCCGTTTCCATCAGGTACATAAATGCAAGTATAACCGCAGGAAACCTCCCGTTTCACACCATTTTCAATGTCACTAATGAGAGACGCATCTGTGATATGCAAGTCTGCCACCAGCTTGTCACCTTCCCTGCGCACGTTCTGGACATGCCCCCGACTGTACGCTCCTGCTGTTTCCGGCAGAAGATTGTCGGGCGGATGATTGTCTGTGACGATCTTTCCCTCAAAAGACGCCATTGCAGCCGGAGAGAAAACATCCTCCTCGTAGCGATTGACCGTGACGATTCTTTCCGGATCGCCGTCCAGACCAAGTTCCCTTGCCAGATATTCCATGGTACCTGTACGGGCAATGGGAACATTTTTGCAAATCAAAAAGCCCTCATCCGTTTTTGTCTGGTTGGGGCTGATTTCGGTACCGTAATATGTCAGCATCTATCTCACCCCCGGTACCAGTTTTTCCTGATCTGCACTCTGCCCTGTCAATGCTTCCACCAACATATCAGACAGAATGCTCTGATGGTCTGTTTCGTCTGCATTGATTTCCAGCAGCTTTGTTACATGCTTTTGTGGTGCCAGCGCAAGAATTGCTGTATAAAGGCGTACTGTTTCTGTTTCAGCCGCAAGGGCTTTCTTCAAAAGTTCAACATATCCTTCCATAGTGCCTCTCCTTTCTGGTAATTCTGGTGGTGGGGGTGGCGGCTTCTTGGGCGCCAATCCTGACCTTACACTGTAATTATTTTTCATCGGTGTCCCTTCCCTCCTTGCGATATAACTGCATCCATTTCTTGTACTTATCATCCCCCAGCCGCTTATGTTTCCGGAAGGCTTCAAATGTCTTAGGCACTTGATCCCCCAGCGTCATGCGGTATGTTTCCCACTGCCGATAGTCCCGCAGCCAGTCAGCCCTTGCCGTTTCCTTTTTTCGGTAGGCGTCTATCTGCTTTTGAGTTCTGGGGTCCATGGTGGGTGGGTTCTTTTTGAAACTGGAAAAATCTTTGATTTTCTCTATTTCTTCTTCACTTCTGCCTGCCGGTGTCCATGGCATCAGCACATGAAGGCAGCTTGGATGGATATTCAAATAACTGTTGGTCAGATCATTGGGACCTGTTGGGTCAATCTTCCCAAAGGCAGAAGATAGCGGTGGGAAGTTTGGGTCTTTTCCGCTCTTGCTATAAACCCGACCTTCCAGCGGCGCACAGATTTTGCAAGTAGTCCCATGGCTGCTTATCTTGTACAGGTCGTGTTCTTCGTCTGCTGTCAGTGTTGCCAGCACTTCCGCCTGTCTGCTGGTGGTTCGTGCCACCATGCTGCAATAGGTATGTAGGCTCCATCTCCTTCCAGATTTATCCACGAAGGCAGTCACGCCTTCCCTTGCCAATGCCTGAAAAATATCATTTGCGGCTTTCTGGGCGCCTTTCCCCATGGCTTGTGTCTGGGCTAATGTCCCCAAAGTAACCCGGCGGAAAATATCCCCCTGCGTTCTGCCGATTAGGGCATTTTGCAGGGTGTTCTGTGCCATTCCTGACGCTTCCACAATTTCTCCCATGAGATTGGTCACCAGTCGGTCCATAATGCTGTACTGTGTAGCAGTCAACGCCTCCGCGTTTTCATATCCACAGACATGTTTGTCCACCGGTTCCAATATCTTCCTGGCTTCCGGCACCCGAACATAAAACTGCTGTTCCACCATCTTTGGTACATATTCCCAACAGTCTGTTTCCATCTGTTTCAAGATAGCCTGTATCCGGTTCAGGGCGGCAACGGCGTGATAATCGACTAAGCCTTGAGAACGCAGCCGCCCAATTTCATTGATAATGGCTGTTTCCGTTCGCAGGAATATGGCAATCAGCTTTTCCAGTTCTTTTTCGTTTGGTGATTTTTGAATTGGCATCTATCACGCCTCCTCAAATCCAAATCCCATAAGCGGGTCACGCAGAGCCGTCACATCCTGAAAGGTCTTTCCCTCATTTTTCTTGATGGTTTCTTCGGAAATACTGTCAAACATAGAAGTTTCTTCTGCCAGTTTTTTCAGTTCGCGCTGAGCAGTTGCCTGATCCAATAGGTTTGCCTGAAAAGCGGCAATGATGGTTTCGGCTTTTGCCTTTGCTATCTCTGCCACTTCTTTGGCTGTCGGCGTCCAAAGTGGCGGGAACTGGATATCCATGTCTTCCGGAACGCCGCCCCACACGCTCATGGCAATGATGGGCAGCAGCTTTTCCAGAATGGGGCGAAGTTTACTTTCACGCAACGTGTCCACGTAATCATAATAATTTTGCAGATCACTTTCTCCAGTAGCGTTTAACCCTGCGGGCGCACGTCCAAACAGCTTTGTCACTGGAATCCTGCTGGCACCGGATAAGTCAAGGCACATACTGTCATAGATCTCCTGTAAACCCGTAAAGGTGTACTGGGTATTTTTCACCGCATCGCCTTTATTCACCAGCTGCATACCGAAATTGGATTTCAATACGCTCTGCGCCAGCATCATATTCCAAAAACGCTGCTGGATGGCACTGGGCGCAACGGAAAAAAGCTGATCCAGATTTTCCACTTCCATGGAATCCACATTGGCACGGAATGTCAAAGCAGCCATATTCGCTGCCACGTTGTCATGTTTCACAACATCCGCATAGAGGGCTTCCACTTCAGATTCTCCCCAGTACATTTCTGCCATTTTTTCCAGATAAGGCAGTTCCCGACCGACAAATCGGATAATGCGGGAATGATGTACAGATACCACCGTACTGCCATCTGCCATATTGATGTCATAGTATTTGGGCAAGCCAAAATCAGGGTCTGCCAAATCAGAAACCAATTCCATACCGGGTGTGATGCCGGACCATCGGTCAACGATATACAGCCCGGCAAAGGTACCCGGAAGTATGGTGTCCAGTTCAAGCGGTTTGGACAAATCTTCCTGCCCTCGAATCAAAATCAATCCAGCCGCGCCGCCATACAGCCTGCCCCAGCGCATCCCCTCATTGATGCGGTCATACAGCTGCGTCTGCCGCAAACAGCGGTCAAGTTCCTGCTGATACTTTGGAGCAATAGAACCGGATACCGTAAAGCCTTCCCGCAGCATATCATCCGGTATAATACCCACTACATTCTGTACCACCCAGTTTGAGCGATACAGGCTGTTCAGAAGGGCATAGTCGTATGTCATGCGGGTCAATGGGTACTCTGTTGCTTCCAATGGAGATTGGGAGCCGTAACCCAAATGAAAAAGCGGATTGCTAAACGCATCCGCTGTCTGTACCGGCTTTGCTGTGCCGGTTGTCTTTTTTTTCTTGCGGGACAATCTTCCCACCTCCTATGTCACCCGCCAGTCCGGCAGGGAGTTGATATAATAACGCAGCGCATCTGGTCCATGGTCCTGTTCTTTCACAGGCTTTTCTTCTCCTCGCTGGCTGGATTTTTCGTCCCAACGATATGCCCCCAGCTCGTTCCGCAGCCCTTCACACTGCTGATGAATCTGAATTTGACCACGGCTCATGAGTGTGGACGTTTTTCTGATACCGTCCAGTACATCATTTTTTGCGCTTATCACAAAAATTCCTCTGCTTTTCAGCTCCGCAATGAAGGAAGCGGCAGAGGGGTCTACCAATACCGCACAGCCGCCTGTACCCATGAATGTTTCCAGATCGTCCGCATATTCCTTATCTGTTTTCTGCCGATGTTCTTCTCGGCTGTCCCAACGATATTCCCGATTGATACGCACCGTCTCCTGATCGTCATATATATCCAGAAAGACACAAGGATTCGTGGTACCATAGTCAATGGCAATCGTTCTTGTGGACCGCCAGACCATATCCACAGGGGCTTCTGCCGTGCTGTAAACATTCTTTTCTGCAGAGAACATATCATAGATCAGACCTTCAGGAGAGCGGCGCAAGCCCAAAATATCTCGGGCATACCAGATACTTTTCCTGTCGTAGGTAGACAGGGTCTTACGCAGGTTATCGTCAGAAACAGAAAGGTTATCAGCAATGGTGAAATGCCCATAGTTAAAACCATAGTCGGGATTTTTCTTTTGCTTTTTGGCGTGGAAGTCCAGCACTGTTTTATAGTACCAATGCCCATCCCCTTTTGGGTTCAGGTCGTGAAAAACTGCTCTTTCCGGACTGGTCAGCGTTCTATCGAAAACCTCCTGAATAAAGTCTGCCGTACATTCATTGGCTTCTGTCACATATGCCATGCCGTAGGTATTCCCTTTGATAAGCTTTTCATCGCCGCTTTTTCCGCCGCCGGAAATCAAGACGATTTTTTCGCCAACAGGTGTCTGGATATACAGGCAATCACGCTTTTTGTACTCCCCCTCACGGCAGCGTCCCTCAAAAAAATTTTTCATGCCGAAACCATCACAGTCCAGCACATTGATTTTTGCTGTTGCTGTGGATACCCCAGCGATCAGGTGAATCCTGCTTTGATGACGTTCCAGTCTGGTGCAGAATGCCAATGTATTAACTACGTTCTTCCCGCCACGCTTTCCTCCCTCGGCTACGTTCAGCCAATGGGTAAAAGTACGGTCAAAATAATCTTTCTGATTCTGTGAAAATGGAGCCGGAATGTTCATGCCTCGTCATCCCCTTCAAAGTCGTGGATGTTCCGATTTTTTCCGGGGCGCATGAGGATTTCAGCCAGCGCGACCATATTGCTGCCGGTATCCTGTTCCTGCTCTGGCTTTTCACCCCAGCCGCGGAAATTATTGATCAGGCTGAATTTTGCACCGTTGACGCCATCGCGGTCAAACAATCTGGCTTCCGCATATTCTTCGATTCTGGATTTCGCGCGTATAATCGTGTCAGCAAATTCTTTTTTGCCTTGGTATTCCATGAGGGATTGTCTGGACGCAAATCCCAACGCGAGTGCCAGACCTGTCACCGTTAGTGGCTTTGGCGGTTTGGTATAGACCAATCCTGTTTTGGGAGTACACACAGGATTCCCATTATCGTCCAGCAACAATTCCCCTTCACATTCTTTGAAATACGCGTCTATCTTCTCCTGTATTTCTTCTTTCGTTCGAAATTTCGGCGGTCTGCCGACATACTTATTTTTCGAAACAGTCACAGCTTCCACCGTCCTTTCTGCCTCCAAAGAAAAAGGACGCCCCGTAAGGCGTCCCAAAAGAAAGGAGGTGCATTTATGTCTTTTTCCACGATGACATTTTAGCACACTTTCATGTGTCTTTATGTGTCCTTTTCAAACAACTTCAAAATGCAACAGTGCTTTTCCATGAAGTTTTAACACATACCGGTAATCATAGTTCATTTCCACAGAAATTTTCTCCCATCTCTGTTCCAGCAGATAGCGTCTGGACAGGATTTCCTGTTCTGTTGGATCCGGAACCATGCCGATCTGCTGACGGATTTCCCGGTAAGTCACCATCTGCATTTCTTTTTCCGCTTCCAGTTCCCTCACCAGCTCGTCCCATCTTGCTGCATACCCAGACAAATCAGATGTACCACTACCATGCGGCAACCCATCCCCTAACCCAACAGGGCTTGTCTTGCTGGAACGTAGTTCTTCGATTTCTTCCTGAATCATTTTCGCCCTGCGCTTTGCTGCCTGATATCTGCGCAGGTACTGCTTCTTTTCCTCATTGTTCATCGGTATTCCCTCCCTGTTGGTTTATGCCGGATCTGGATACGCTCAATAAGATCAAAATCACAGATACGCAATAAATCTTTGATTAGTCTGATGATGCGGTTGGCATCTTCATCGGCTTCCATTTCTCGTTTATGTATGGCATGTAAAACCGGCGACGCAGTCGGGTCATGGTATCCGTTGCCATTGCGGCTGAGTTCGTCCATATTCAGTCCTCCTTGTCATCCACTTCGTAGTTTTCAAAAATCCACTGCAAAGCGTTCACATATTCCTGTTTCGTTATGCTGTTAAACGGCATACCGTTTTTAACAACAATACTTATAGCCTCCATTTTTTCGGCGTTACTTTCTTGACTGTTATAGATGTTGCAAAAAATTGCAACTGCTTCACTTAATTTCATTTTATCACCATCCCGTTTTATTGAATACTTCAAACCTTGCTTTTACCATAGGATGTTCCATAGCTGCAGCAATACTCATGCCATGGTTACGGGCAAACGTAACAGCATACTCTCCGGCTGGGCTAAGCATTTTATCAGGTGCTTCACTACCTGCAGGGACTTCTGCTTTTTTAAGTTTCCCCTTGTCATCACATGCCTCATTGCAAGGCTTATCAAACTTCGAACAATAATTACAAGGTGTCATATACACACAAAAAGTCGAATTTTTATTTACCATCATGGTCACTCCTCCTTATCGTGAATGTTTCCGATGACTTCAAAATCTTTTTCTGGGGTAAATTCATTCATCCAAATAGGGTTGTACGCACCTCTATCAATTACAAATTGACATTGTTCAGAAAAATATTTTACAGCCGCAGGGATTCCAGGTTTTTTGCTGCCAATTATTGAAATAATATCCCCCTCGAAAATTTTGACGCCATTTTTATCTTTCAATCCTATGTACTGGCAAACCGTGGATGGGTCTATCTTATAAGTATTTACAACCGTTCCACCCGGAAATGGTTCAAAAACAGTCATTCGGTTCATTTCTTTTCCAGCGATAGAAGGAAAAGGATATCCCTCTACCCATTCGCCAGTATCCAACCGTTTCGCCTTAAACAAAATCTCTCTCATAGCATCCACTCCTAACTTTCCAGATCAATCGCTTCACCCATATCAACTCTGATTTAGTGCAATCAGTTAATTTCATTCCATCACCCTCACATAGCTTTTCTCAAAAATATCCGATTTGACATTATACAGTTCTCCTTATCCAACCATAATTTTCTTCAACATTTCCATACTTCCAATTTTCTCTCCGCACATTTCCGGCAGATTTGCCCGGACAAGTGCTTCCGCAAACGGCGGCGGTACTGCATTGCCGCATCTCGCCACCTGCTTTGTCTTTCCATAGGTTTTTCCGTCACAATCCTTATCGATAATATAATCCTCAGGAAATCCATTTGCCGCATATAACTCTTTCGGTGTGAGCATACGCAGTCCAATATCACTGATAAAGTATTTTTGATTTTTTATGGAAATCAGCAGGATTTCATCACATCCGATTTTGTAGTCAGCATATCGATTGAGTAATTCTCTGACTTCATTCCAATGCCCCAAATCTGTATTTTCTCTCTCCAATTTGACAATGGTTAAACCGAAATGTCCTGGGGACGTTGTAACAGTATGAAGTGGATCTGATATTTCTTGTCCTATTCCAGTTTTATAGAACTTTGATAAAAATGTTGCTAATATTCCATTATGATCTACCGCTGTAATTGTTCCCAGCGGCTCTTTTGCAGAACTTCCACATCCTGTGTATCCACCGCTATAAAATTTTTCCATGTGAACCGCTGTCACTCCATAACGGTTGGATGCATCCAGTGTCATCAGCGGTTCTGTTACTTTCTGCCCTCTCGCTTTTTCTGACTGTTCTGTGTGATACTGTACCAGTGAAGGCATCAGTAAGCATTGCTCTGCTTTGGAAACCGTTGTTCTGACAGGTTCTTCTACGCTATAAGAACGATCTTTTGAGAAACCCGTTTGTCCTATGGCTGTCATTGCCGCAGAAAGAAGCATCTGTCCACCTCCGCCGCCTGTCCGTATGGTATCTAAGGGGGAATCTGCGGCATGTCCTGTCGCATTGCTGGTATTGGAAACCGTCCAAATCGAATATGGCTCCAAAATCGGTGATACCAATCCATATCCGTTCTTTGCTGTGACAGTCTGCACCGGATCTGTTATTTCCCGTCCCCTGAACTCTCCCGTATGATTTACCATAACCAAAAATGGCGCAGAGGTATTTAATACAAACTTGTCAAATCCTCTGATAATTCTTTTTATGGTATTCTCTGCCAGCGGACGCACCGCACGAATACCGTATTTTTCTTTGATTTCTGCTGATGTATCAAAAATAGAAGGACATGGCAGGGACCAGTCTATGACCTCAGCCGCACTTCTCCATGGTTTTTTCCTGCCTTCTTTCACTTCTTCACTGCCTGCCGGCGCATGCGTCTTTTCCGGAAATACAATAGGCTTTCCGTCACATCGTGCAATCAGAAAGAATCGTTTCCGTATGGTAGGCGCTCCATAATCTGCCGCTACCAGTTCCCTGTGCTCTATGCAGTACCCAAGGCTTTCCAGCTGCTCTTTCCATTTCCGAAATGTTTCTCCCGCTCTGCTTTTGACTGGTTTTCCTTTTCTCACAGGTCCCCATGTTTGGAATTCCTCCACATTTTCCAGAATGATTACTCTTGGACGCACCGTACCAGCCCATTTCAGCACGATCCATGCCAGCCCACGAATATTCTTGTCAACAGGTTTACCACCCTTTGCTTTTGAAAAATGCTTGCAGTCCGGCGAAAACCAGGCAAGCCCTACCTTTCTTCCTCTGCACACTTTCTTCGGGTCCACATCCCAAACCGATTCACAATAATGTGTGGTGTAAGGGTGGTTCGCCTTGTGCATAGCAATGGCATCTGGGTCATGGTTTATGGCAATATCCACTGGGCGTCCAGTGGCAAGCTCAATGCCGGTAGAGGCACCACCTCCTCCTGCAAAATTATCAACAATCAATTCTTCTAATAAATTGATTTGTTTCATTTCTTACCAACCTCCTTCTTCAGCACCTCATCCGCCACTTCTCTGATCTTCTGGCAAATGATTTCAAACCATTCCCGATCACCGTTAAGGATTGTCCGTGCCAAATCCCGCATCAGTCCTTTTTCCTCTACTCGCAGCCAGATGGCAATGAGATTGGGTTCATTGGGCATCTGGTTATCAAATATCCGATAAAACATATATGCCAGCAGATGTTTCCGAATCTGCAAATTGATTTCATCAAATGTTTTCTGATAATTGACAATTGCATCTCGTCCCTGCTTTAACGCCTTTCCTCTGCGTCCAATGAGCGTCAGAAACTTTTCTGCCTGTTCTTTCGTTTCTATCTTTACCATACTGTCCTCCATCTGTGGATTTGTGCGACTTTTTGTATTTTGTGCGAATTTGTGCGAAAAATAATCGCACATCCAAAACCCTTGATTTTATTGGCTTTTCTCAATGTTTTTTTCTGTTGTGCAACTTGTGCGACAATTTTTACATACCTCGCATACGTAGAAACGTGTATATAACTATCTTGTATATATACTCCTATATATAAGGTGTGTGTAAAACGTCGCACATGTCGCACATTCGCACATTTCCAAAACCAAAACAATGAAAAACATTGAAATTTCAAGGAAAACAGAAGATTTGATTTTTTCGCACATGATTTTTTACATACTCCAAAAGTCGCACATCGGTTAAAATGGACATTCCTCACTGTCTGGAACATCCTCCAACTGTAACTGTCCATCTGGGTCTTTGATTACCCAGATACAATGGACTGCTTCGCCATTGATTCGTTTTGTCTTGGTATATCCCTTGCTAACCTCGATTTTCCCTGTCTGTTTCATCCAGCTGAGCAATGATTTTGCACTGTATCCAGCTTCCACGCAGATTTTCTCAAAACGACTCTTGATCACATAAAAATAAGTATCATCCACCATACCCCAGCATTCCATGATGTCGTCATCATCATCGAATTTCTTTTTGTTGGCTGCCAAGGTTTCACGGATGTATTCATAAGCTCGTTCATTCACAGACACATCTTTTTTGGATTTCAGGAAGGGTTTCACGTCCTGTGGCTTCAGTGCCAGCCCGTCATGGAATATGGCTTGTTCCGCCAGAAAATCCGCTGCCAGTATCAGTGCCATTGCCATGGACTGTTTTCCTGTAGTGTCCATTTGTTCCAGTTCTTTGGAATAGATTTTGTAAAGCTGCGCTGCTGTCGTAAAGCTAGGGTCATTCCGTTCCAGCCATTCTACAAAATACCTTCCAGCAAAGCCAAAATTCTGCAGACAAGTATCTGCCACATGCTTGGGGTCAGCAAATAATGCTGTGGTACATTCCACCTCAATGATACGGTTCACCGCCCCACCACCGCTGGAAACCCCTGTAATGGGCATTTCCCCGTTGGTGAGGATGCAGTTGCACCATGTAGGCGTTTCATCCACACCGCCGGCTTTATTCCCTCTGGTCTTGCCGACACCTTCTGACAGCTTGTATATCTCCTGGTCGAAACTTTCCCGACTGGAAGCAATCTGCAATTCGTCCATGATCAGTGGCAAGTTGTAAACAAACGCCGCTGATCTTTCCTTTCCGACAGCAGTGCTGTTGAATGTCTGGATGTACCGTCCTGGTCGTGGGTCTGCCCAAAGGGAAGCGGCAAGCATCAAACCAACGGTTTTCCCCGCCTCTGTACCGCCCCAGAAATGGACAAAAAAGGGCAGACAGTTCAATGGCTGCACCAACACTGAGGAAAGACTCGCCGCAATGAGCAGGCGCCCATAAAGGCTGTTTTTTCGGACATCCAGAGCCATTTCCAGCCACTGGGTAAAATCTCCCACTTGTTTTACACTGTCAAAAAAGTTCTTGCAGGACACATCCCCGTCAAACTCCAAATGCTCCACATAAGGCGAAAAACCATAGCCTTTTACCCAGCCCAAACGACCAATGCTGCTGACCTCCTCAATGCGCTCATAGTTGAGATTTTCCGCATCATGGAGATACCGCACCAGAAGTCTGGCGTTCTCGCTGTTCACTGCCACACCACGCTCCGCCAGATCAAGAATCTGGGACGCACTGGCAAGGGTTCGCTTGCTTTCTATCAACGACCGCCAGAAATTGCCTTTTTTGTATTCGATCTTCAGCTTTTCCGTATTGTTGTCGATATTGACCAGACGCTTGGTGGGCAAGATGGGGTGGATGCATGCCAACATCTCCCCCATTTCTGTTTCCACCCGGATGCCGTCATCATCGGCGATCCAGTTGCCGCAGTCCAGCTCTATGGGCTGCCCGGAAAAATTGGTGGCGTTTTTGATAGCACGCCCCTGATTGCCCATAGACTTGCAATATTCTTTGAATAGTGCCTTGAAATTTCTTACCTTTACTGCATTGGCGATTGCCGTCATTTGCTCAATAGCTTGGATAAATACAAAATTATTGTCCCGATAGCGGTAAACGACCTCATAAGGCTCTGTTGTTTCCAGAAAATCTTCTTTGGTATATTCTCTGAATTCCAAGCTTACCGCCTCCTTTCTCCAAGCAATTCTGCAATGATTCTGCCAGTACTATTTTTATGGCAGAAGATATATTTCAGATTATGGCGCTTCTGATAGCTAACCATATAACGGTAAAGTGTAGCCCCAAACAGTTTCGAATGCTTACTCGACCAATTCTGTACATCTTCCAGACAACTGATTTTTTCTTCAATCAAAACATATACTGTAGATTCTGGCGGAACTCTTTCGAATTCCGCCTTGATTCTTCTGCCATTTTCTTTTGTAATGTTTCCTGCCAATTCCAAGAGATTTTGTTTTCGTTCAATCCATACACCTGTTCCAGATGTATAATCACATACATCAAGTTTCTTTCTTTCATAGCAAATTCCATTTTTTTCAAAATACCTGATAATATGCTCATTTTTCTTTTCTCTTGTATCTACATAAATCACGGTTCATTCCCCCAATCAGAATGGAAGGTCCTCATCCTCCAAACTTTCATTGATTGGATAGAATCCGTTATTCGACTGTCCTTCAGCAGAAGGATGAGTTTCCCCAGTGTCAGATTTGCTTCCAACAAAATATTGCTTTTCAATAATGACTTCAGTAGCTTTTCTTTTATTGCCTTCCTTATCATCATACAGTCGAATTTGTAAGGTCCCAGCAATCAGTATCTGCTTTCCTTTTGTAATCCATTTTTCCGCAAGTTCCGCACTTTTCCCAAAAGCTACACAATCAATAAAGTCGGTATCCTGCTGTCCTTCCTTTGAATATTCGCGTTTAACTGCCAATGTATATCTTGCAATCGCAGTTGGATTTGCGCTATTGGAATACCTGATTTCAGGATCACGAACCAAACGCCCTAATAATGTGATTTTGTTCATACTCAGTCCTCCATGTCATAATAAAGATCGGCTGCATCCACCACATGGAATTTTTTCGTAGACTTACAGTAGTCACAGTGCTCACATCGTGTTGGTTCAATCTCTCCCCTCTTGATGGCTGCATATCTAGGCAACATTCCACGGAAATATTCCATACGTTCATCCAGATACTCTTGAGGGATATGTAAACCCTGTATATCTGTTACAGGCTCTTTAGATGCAGCCGCCAGATAGAAGGGAAGCTTATTTCCTTCAATTTCCTGATAAATAGCTCCCTGAAGATCGTATCCCCATGCGGCAAACCAAGGCATTTTTTGACCGTCTTTCCAAATTGGAGAAAAATCTTTCATGATTTTCAAATCAACAATCTTTTCTCCGGGAAAATACGCATCAATTTTGATTTTTACAGGAATTCCATCAATAATGCCTGTTTTAATAACCTGTTTTTCACCAGAGAGCATATCCATAAATGCTGGATCACTCTCAATTCGGTTGATGATTTCTTCTGCCCTGCGATAGTCTGATTTCAATGTACCGGATTTGGTAAAAATATCTGGATGTTGTGCTTTGAATACATCCAACGTTCCCTCAAAGTGTGCATCTACATATTTGCCAACCAGCAGAGAAGTAGTTTCCTCTCTTTGGTACTCGCCTTTTGCTTCTGCCAAGGCTGCTGCCTCACAGCTTTCAAATGCTTTGAACTGGGATACGCTCATATACTCCATATTTGCTTCTGTGGAAAAATAGTTTTCATTTGTTAAAATCACAGTGCAGTCACCTCCAAACAATCATCATCAGTGGTTCTAGTCGCAATAAACTGCAGACCTTTTTCTTTACACTTTCCATCCAGTTGCTTTTCTGTGATACCAAACAAATTCTTGATGTAAATTTTTGTTGTTTTCATTCTTCAGTTACCTCCTGTTTTTTCGCTGCAAATTCAGTCGCACAGTCAGAACACAATGCTTTTCCATACTTCGCTTTAGTATGAGCTGCTACTTGTTCTGTAGACATTTTTCCAAATGGTTTGATATTTGCTCCGCAGTTTTCACATGGAACAGGTTTACCTGAAACAGTTCCAATACCTTCGCGTGGTGGATATGGGCGAACACGGACACCACCGACCATATCTCCCGCAAATTTAACCTTTGGATCGTAATAAATCTGTATTCTGGTGCCTTTCCATCCCTCTACCATAGGAGTTCCAGCAAGTTTGGAAATAATCTTAGAATTCGTAGCGTTCAAAACCAACGGTTTAATATTTTCTACAAAATGTAAAACTGTTTTTTCAGCTTTTCCGCTAGCGTTTTGTACCATTTCTTTTGCTGTAGCAGCAATAGTTCCAGCAATCTCAGGCATACCTTCCAAATCGGCAGCACCCAAATATTTCGGATCTGAAACAAGTTTTTTCCAATGCCCACTTACTTCATTTTTCATGCAAGATCACCATCCTGATTCTCATCAAACCAATTCTCATCTTTGTCATCGGATTCTAATTTTACAATCTGTTCTTCTGGCAATTCAAACCCCAGAATAGATGCACACATTTCCTTGCTGATGCTGTATTCCTCCTGTACCACATAGGCAGCAAAGGCTTCCAAACGACCTACCAACATGGCATGTTCTTCACCTGCTGTTTCTGGTGTAAAATCAATAAATTTATTCATATTGCAATTCCTCCTGTTTTCTGATACGATAATAGTGATTTTTATTTTTCTTTTCCTCCCACACTGCGCGCCAACGCAAGGGAGGATTCTTTCTGTCCAGATTTTTGGTTATACTCCTTCCATTTTTCTTTGTTTTCCTCGTAGTATTTCTTATTGTAAGCAGCTACCTTTTCTTTGTTTTCCTCCCGGTACTTCTT